GAAGATTGTCAGTTTTAACATTCAATCCTTCCGTTTCAGAAATCCACACATCAGCATATTTTTCTCTTTTAGATTTTTGAGAATATCCGAAGTAATTTTGTACTTCAAATTGAATAAACTCTGCAGCTTCAGCATTAGGAGTAATACTATAAGTTTCTTTTAAATTGTAAGGAAACATAAAAATATAAGATGAATGGAGAATAGGAGACTTGAACTCCTGACACCCGCCTTGCAAAGGCGATGCTCTACCAACTGAGCTAATTCCCCAAAGGAGGGCAAGAGTATCCACCGACGATAATCTACGATGTGGCATAGGGGACTCTTTGTTTAATACAACGTTCCTTGTTGTACCCTTTAGCGTCTTTCTAGGCTATGTGCCTAGCGACTACTAAAGCCCAAGGTCGGACTTGAACCGACGACCTACGGTTTACAAAACCGTTGCTCTATCCAGCTGAGCTACTCAGGCATCAATCTTGTGGAAGACATTCTGGATTTTCCAGTTCAAGTTCAAACAGCATTGGATGGCATTGCTCATCAATCAAATAGAATGATGTTTTATACAAATCCTCTGGTTCGTAACGTCGTTCTTTGTCTGCCACTTCTATAAGATCCAGATCATAAATTGATTCATCTGGAAGTTCATCAAAAGTAAAAGGAACATGATTTATGAAATACATCAGAACTATTTGAGTTCCCCTATTGTACCAGCAATATGCAGCATCAATACGGTATTTCATAACTTTATTCTTTTTGTTTATTTAGATGCCAAAAACCTTTTTGGCATTTTTTTGGCGGGATTTTTTTCCGCCCTTTTTTGAAACCAAAAGTCGATTTTGGTTTATAGGAGCGGGGGGAGTCGAACCCCCACGGTCTTGCGACCAGCGGATTTTAAGTCCGATACGGCTACCTGTTACGTCACGCTCCCGTGAACAAGAGAATTCTATCAGGTGTTCTCTTGGTTGTCAACCCCATAAATCGGGGGATGAAAATTGCAATACTCGTTAAAGACGATCTTGCATTCCTTGTTGGTAAGTCTAGCATGTTCCGCTGCTTTTGGCAAGTTCCATTTTGCGTTAAACAGCATTTCCATGGATTTTCTAGTTTCTGGTCTCATAAGATTTAATGTTTGAAGCGGAGGGGATTGCTCCCCTCCAGCGTCTTCCTTCACACGGACTCTTAAATTATAGCATCATTGCTTGGGTCTGTCAAGATAGTTAGAACTGAACTTATTCTTGTAGTATCTGCTTGAAGTTGTTCAATACCCTTTCTTAAACCATAACGTCTAACTTCTACTTCAGTTCTTTCTCCCTTTAAAGTGTTTGCGGTTGTTATTAATGCCGATGCCTGTGATCTTAATGTAGTTATTTCACTTTCTAATGTTGCAATAGCATTTTTACATGCAGTGCATGTAGCATTATCTGATGCTGTTGGAGTCACTGTAGTGATTCCATTAGTTCCTGTCAAATAACCAGGCCCAGTTAAAGAATAATATGTGCCAAGAGATGCTCCACCATTATTAGTATAAACATTAAAGGATCCTATGCCACTATTATTTGTTGTTAATGTAGTGGCAGTAATATTACCATATGGTTGATCGCCATTATAAGATGATGTGTTTATATTCCAAGTGTTTGCTTGTAGTAAATCACCAACCACTGTAGTAGTCGTCGTTGTTCCACAACCAACTACAGATTGTGCCGTCGCACCTATACTAACAATCTGAGCTTGTTTTGCTTGTATTTGTGCGGTAATCGCAATAATTTGATTGTCAAATGCTTTAATTGATGGAAGAAAATCATCAATCTTATCTTCGACTGGGGAAATTAACGGAGTAAGAGAATCAATAGCCAAATTATTTTCACTAATTTTATCGTTTAGTGAGCTAATTGTTCTTTTTGATTGTTCAGTTGCCATTATTAATACCTATAAAGTCTTGACCAGGATAATCTTTTACAGAAGTTCCTTCATACTCTACTACTAATTTATCTAAATCTTTTCTTTCAGCAAACACAGTGTAATGACAATAGATCTTAGTTAATTTTTCAGATCCAATAACAATTTCTTGCGTATTAATATTTTTTACATATAAAGTTGGATCAGAATTTTTTGATGCAGTTAACTGAACCGTAATACTATCTTCATCAACAAGATCTTTCCAATATTCTGGAAGTTTAATGATGTGCTCACCATTTAGTTTTCCTCTATAAAACACAGCAATTTCTGGACCTTCGATTGCGACATGTCTTAGTCTGTAATTTGGTTTTGAAGGATGTGGGATGTCAAATGGTTTAGCAGGCAATGCCTTGGCAAGATTAACCTCTGTAGTAACGTCACCTAAACCAGTTACAGTTATGCCTGCATTAGCAGTAATTCTTGCATTTGCAGTAATGGTTCCAGTAAAAATTGCATTTTTAAACGTTGCGATTTTTTCAACAAAAAATACACCGTTAACATTTAATAATGTTTTTACAAAAGTTGGTGCAAGAACATCAACCAAAGATCCTTTAATTGTAGTTGTTGGACTTGTTAATGTTGTAATGCTACTCGCAATAATGTTATGACTTGTAGCACTGACTTGCAATCCCACACCAGGAAACGGTGCAACTCCATCACCTAAAGCACTGATTTTTAAAGCTGTTCCAACAGCGTTAAGAGATGGAATAATATTTACTACTGATGTTTTAGGGAACGCAGGCCCCATAATGCCATCAATCAATGTTCCACCAACAATTAAAGGCCCATTAATTGTTGCAAGACCTGGAAGTGTCAGTTTATTCTTAGGAATAAATGTTGGGTCTGACAATCCAACATGAAAGTTATTTTCTACACCCAATGATGGAATATTCATAATATTATCCTATGCCAGTTAATGATTTTAAAATTTTACCAGTAGAGCCAAGAATTCCTCTTGATAAATCTACCGTAGACCCTCCGCTTGAGAATCCGCCAGCAAGATTAAAAAAGTTTTTACCCGCTAAATCCATAGCTAAACTTGCACTCATAGTTATGTTAGTAGCTGCAACTTTAACTGTATCAGATGTAGTTATGTTAATGTCATTTGTTGCTATCATGTCAATATTACCATTAGATTCATTTTCAGTTTCTGAACCTGAGGCATTTATAACTACATTTCTTGCATTCAAATATAAAGTTCCAGATGGAGCTTCAATCATAATATCACCCTTAGCGGCACGAATCCACTTTGCAGGAACATATGGTTGACTTGCATCATCATTTGGTGGAAGTTCTGTTCCAACAACTTCGCAGGAAAATCCACTGACTACCTTTACATTTCTTCCATCTGCAGAACCATAAATTTCACCATCTCCATTCTGACAAATCATAGAATAGTTTACTTTACCATGAATCGGTAAAGTATTTCCACCATCTATTCTATAATTATTTTTTATGTCTACATCTATTTTTGTCATTTTTGTACACAGTCAACAACTTTAACCACTCGACCGACTCCTAATTCTCCCTCTTCTTCTCTATTTACCTGAATAAATTTGAAGCTTGGTTTTAATCTAGCTCCTGCTCCTGTCATACTAATTAAAGAAATTTCTGGCAATTGTGTGAATCCATATCCAGGTCTGGTAACTTTAACCTCTACAACAGAACCATTTGGTCCAAAAGATAAATCAAATTCAGGTAAGGTTACTTGTCCAATATCATCATCACCTGGGACAACTATAACCGATGTATCAGTTCCATAACCCAATCCAATAGTATCAACATCAACATTTGTTAGTTGCGTCACATACGAGTTAGAATTTATATCATTATTATTATCTGATGGAATTTCTGTAGGTTCAGAACCTATTTCTTGATACGTTTGATTATTTAAATATCCACTTCCAGGTTCAGTAATTAATATACGAGATACCTGACCATTTTCAATAACCGCTTCTGCTTTTGCACCCTCACCATTTTCACAAGAATCAATGATAGAAACATAAGGTGGAGAGAAATATCCAGATCCTCCGTTTAAAATATTTGCTCCAATGACTTGTCCAACATTATTAATAATTGCTGAGGCGGTTGCTCCTGTTCCACCGCCGCCAAGGATAGCAATTGATGGTGGCCCGCAAAGTAAAATTCCAGGTGTACAACTTCCAAATGAAAGATCAACTCCTTCTAAACCAAGATCTCTGTAAAGATCGTCTTTCAAATTCTTAAGACCGCCAGCACCAGCTCTCTTTAAAACTTTATTAAAATTATCAATTTGTTTTTGAGATGGGCCATATCTTGTAGTAAACTTTTGTGGTGGTTTACAATTTCTCTTTTCACAGTCAAGCAATCCCTTAATGAAACCAGCAATATTCATTGCTTGCTGAAGAATTTCATTTGCCTTTCCTAATGCTCCTCCTAGGAAATCGCTTAATTGTTGGAGGGTAGGACCAATCGCATCTGACAATGAATTAAACATGCTGGATAACATCTGTCCAACAAAATTTTCAACTAAACAAACAGATGTTCCCAATACTTGACCAACTAAAGATTTTAAATTATTAACAACGTATTTAAAAATATTTTTAATAAACTTTTTAAACAAACAATATATGGTTGACATATATGTTCGTATTACTTGACCTGCAGCATTTTGTTTTGGTTTGGGAAATAAATCTTCAACCAAATTATCCATTTTTTTGGATATGTAATCAAACAGCCATTTCATTCCCCACTTAACCATGTCAGTAAAGACATCAGAAATTAACATTCCGATTTCTCTAATTTCACTTTGAATATTGCCTAATTTGTTTGAGATTCCTCCAACATATAAATTTGCATACTCTTGATAGCCTTCCATCCTAGCAATGAAATCTGCTAACAAATCTTCGATCTTAGAAATCTTATCATCTTTACAAATGTTTGGTGGGTTTGATTTAATATCACTATTTTTGGCAAATTGTTTATCTGCCATCGTACAAAATTCTGGTTTTTGTCTTGCCTTATCTTCAATTCCAGATTTAGATTGTGCTGTAGACTGACCCGTATTGGTAGAACTACCAACTCCTGTTTGTACGTTTTGTCCACCCAAAGGTTCTTGAGGTACACGCATTTGATGCTGCCCCAAGTCGCCAGGTGTATATGATAAAAATTCTGAACTTTGTTTTGATAAAACTTCTTTACTACTGAGTTTATCTTTTATATCTGCGCCTTTATATAAAGCTCCAACAATTACAGGTTGTTGTGCATCATCACCGTCTAGGAAAAAACCAAATACAGTTTCTCCACCTCGATATTGGTGTGCTTGCCCTTGAGAAAGTTGACCATTAGCAACTCCAGGCGGAACTAAAATATGTGCCCATGGCAAATCTACATCAGGAAGTTGACCGCCATCTTTGGTATGATAGCCAAAAATTCTTACCTTTACTCTATTGTAATATAGAGGTTGTTTATTTTTTTTCGCTGCTAAATCTGATGCACTTGACTTAGATGATTCTGGAAGTGCAACCACTCCAAGCCACCAAACAAAACCATCTCTTCCGAGAAAATGTGTTTTAATTAGTTGGTTAGAGGATTGATCAAGAAACATTAGTCTTCAAAAATTTTACATTCTGGTGCGTCTGGATTTACATCACAATAAAGTTCAAGTGGCGTTGGGTCGTGTGTATTTTCAGGATGACGCTCTTGATAAGATTTTAATTCTTCAAGTTCTCCCTCAATATGACGACGCATTTGAGGAGATACTGTAGGATCTTCTAAAATTTCTTTATCCTTTTGGATGTGGGCTTCGATGTTTTCCATTGTTACGCAATTTGTGTTTTAATTTCGTATGAATCTTTAATCAATTCTAAACTAGTATAGCATTCTTTACCAGAAAACAAGTGACATAATGCAGAAATCATATATTTACCTGTGCTTTGTGATTCATAACTCTTATCCTTTAAAGTAGAAGCTGATTCTGGAATTCTACACTCTATAACTTGTCCAGCTCTTAAGGATGGATTGCATGGTATAGTAATTTTCAACACCTGAGAATTTAAAAGATTGTATCTTACTACAGCTTCTGCTTGATATTTAGGTAAGTCAGGATACATTGTATCTTCACTTAACTTACCAGTTTTATCTAAGTTACCTACATCTAATGTTCTAACATAATATCTAGATGGGAAATCTTGTGCGTTTCCTGGGAGAGGTGGATATGTTTCTGTTAGTTTTTGTGCTGAGGTTTCTATTTCTTTATTATACTTCTCTTTTAACTTATAGTCAACAAATTTAGGTTCATTAGTATACAAATTGTAAAAGAAACTATTGTTAGAATACATTCCCAATCTCAATGAATTTAAAATATCATTATTCTTTTCTACAAAAGCTGACAGTATTCTAAATTTGTTTCCTTGATTTTGTTCCACTTTAGCTTCATCTTTTGTATAAACTACCGATGTTTTACCGCCTTTCAATAATGTATTAATACTTTTGAAAGTAAACCCATCTTGCGTCTCAAAGAAAAGATACCCAGCAGATTTTTTTTCGCCAGATGAAACTGCTTTTGGTGATAAGAAAGTGAACAAATCAAATGGTCTTTTGTTATTTCCAATAAAGGAATACTTGTTAGAAGTTGCTTCTGTTTTTAAAGTTTTTTTGCTCTTAAAAGATTTGAATATTGCATCAACACTCTTACTTATTTCACCATCAAATCTTTTTGGTATTCTTATTATTTCATTCTGCAACGCTTCATAAGAAACTAATTCCAAATGATAAACAGATTTATTTGGTTCCTTTAAGAACTGCATAGTTCTTACACGAAAAGATATTCTAATTTCAGCCTCAGGAAAACTAGGAACTCTTATAGATCCAACAACTTCTTCTCCACCATATAACTCAAGACCTTTTGATCCTAAAACATCTACAACTGCAAAAGTAATTTTTGCAGTCATTGTGGGTGACATTACATTTTCATAGAGTGCAAATTTTGAAATAGAAGCTGATCCCAATTCAACTTCTTTAAGACCAGAACTTGATTTGAGAAGTTTTAATTTGAACTGACCATATTCAAAACTATTTTCTGCAGACATTAACCAGTAGGTACAATAAAGAACGGATTAGATCTAGGTTTATTTATTCTCATTTGCATAGACGCATCAGCAACTTGAGGCTGTTGCATTATTAAAAATGGTGGATCTTGTTGCTCTTGAGAACCTAACGATATAAGATTAAGACTTGACGTTGGTGCTGATTTACTTATTTGATTAACATTTGTATTTGATACTGGTTCGACTTTTGGCTGTCCACCTTTCCACTCAAAATGCCATGGCTCATTAAATACTGTTGGGAACCATCCATATTTCGCTCCATATCTATTAATCCATTGTTGTGATCCTGGAGAACTAATGTCAATCGCAATCCCCCAACCATGAGGAGATGTTCCTGGAAGTGCAGCACCAGGATTTGTTGGACTCCACTGCCCCAATTCATCTACTAAAACTTGCTGCTCTTCTATTGTCCTATAGGCACTACTTAATCTAAAATACACTTTATCTTTGGCTGCTGCGGCTTTCATTTCAAGATATGCATCAGCTGCAGGTGTCCATAATTTAAATCCATCTCCAACGTCTTTCAATTGATCTGGTTTTAATCTTCCATTTGTACCATCTGGTCTTGATGATGTTGGAGATGATGGGATTGTAGAAACTACAGCAGTCACTGCTGCAGTATTAATTAAACTTTCAAATAAAGTTTTATATAATTTATTTTCTTGTTTAATCTGTTGGTCTTGCTTATATTTCTCTGAACTTTCACGATTTATTTTTTGTATTGCTGTTTCTTCTTGTCCCTGAACATCATCATAATATTCTTGAGTTTTTGATTTTATACTTTTTCTTATAGTTTTTAATAAACTCTCGTTACTTTTATTTAAACTTTTTGATGTTAAATATGTACCTTCAGTTTTGGTAATTAAAGAATCTATACTGCGTATTTTTACTTCCGTTTCTCTTAAATCTTTTTCAATGTCTGATGCTGTTATTTTAGCCATAATACTTATGCTATGTTAAGAGCAACACGATTTGCATCAGGATATGGATTCCTTGGATCTTTTGCAGAAAAAATAGGATTAGAAGTATTATTAGCACCATCTGCTATACTTGATGCTGGTGCATCATTTCTTTTTGCAGTGCTTCCTGGCATAACAATCGTATTAATACTGGGTTTATCGGGTTCTTGCATTAGTTTTTCAGTATCTAATTTAACTTGTGCCACTGAAACCATAGGACCTGATGTAGATATTTTAGCTACCGAAGATGGGTCTCCTGTTATTGTAGGTTCATTAAGTTGAGCACTTGCTATCGATTGTGTTTGAGCTGCTGGTGATATAGAAGCTTGCTGATTATTAGTGGATCCTTGATATTCTTTTTTAGCCGCATCCAAATATGTTTTATAACTTCCACTTTCATAAGCAGTCCACGGTTGAAAATTAGATCCACCTGAAATTAAATAAGCAGCTTGTGCGTTTGTCCAAGGATCTCTTAATTGTTCTGGATCAGTAACACCTAATTGGGTTAAAGCTGCTCCACCTTTATGTGCTTTCCAATTGATTTGCCACAAACCAATAGAGTACTCATCTTTCATTTCTGGATCAGTTCCAGACTTGACAGTATCTATTGCTGGATCTCCTCTTGATTCGGCTTGAGCAATTGCTGCTGCAATAGGAATATTATTACCTTGGAATCCTGCTTTTTCTGCAAGATCTACTAAATCTGACATTGAAAGATTTCCACCACCATAGTTCCATCCAGAACCAGATTTATCATCTTTGTCTGTCATAGCAAATGTTGTGGCTGCTCCCAATCCTAAAGCAGCAGATAACAATCCCATCTGCCGTGTTGATTCCATTTCACCTTGAACATCACTTTGAATTTGTCTAGATGTTTCAACAATATCTCCTGTGCCCTTTTGCAATGCTTGCAGTTGTACTGCCTTTGTAATTTCAGATTGTTCTTGTATTGCCAATTTTAATTCAGCTCTTTTTTGTGAATCTCTATCTTTTATATCACCAATAATTAAAGAGAACAATCCTGCAAGTTCTGATGTTAATTCTTCTACCCTCCCTGTTAAACTATCTACTAACAATTTAAGTCTTAATCTTTCACTATCATCTTTAATATCTTCGACTTCGCTCTTTGTTTCTATTTGTGTATTAATAATACCCAGTAAACTAGATAAATCAAATCCACCAGAAAGTATTGGTGTTCTAACTACATTTTGTGAGGCAGCAGATTCTATCGGAGATTCTTCCCCCTTACCAAGAAATTTATTAATGCTTAATGGTTTTGGTGATTCTTCATCCATTTGATTTTTGTTTCTCTGCTTCCTTTTCTTCTATGTATTGTTTTAGAAGTTCAAGATAAATTTCTCTCTCCCATGGCATCATGTTTTCAATTTCAGTTAATGAATATTTGTGTATATGCATTAGCGCAAAGTTGATCCTATAATAAGTTTCAAGATCTTCTTTGGCTAAGGCTAGACGAAAAAATCGGATAAGCCCTCCAAAACGACACTCGTTTCTTTATTTGTATTTGGATTAGTAACTGTAATCGTATGGGATAATTTAGGCATTGTTTTAAAAAACTCTTCAATTTTTTTATACTGCATTGGAGTTAATTTTTCAACATAAGAAATCAATTCACTTTCTGTACAATCTGATGCCATCCAACAATCTTCATCATTGTATACACTTTCAATACATGATGCAATAAGTTTTACAGATCGTTCAACATTTTCAGAAGATTTTTCAGACACATCAAAATTGTTTTCAATAAATTGATTTAAAGATGGATACTTCATTTTCCAATAGTATCCATTTTGCATATCAATCTTATCAGTATGTCCCTCAGGATATTGTACTTGTATTTCATCAACATACAATGTCACAGGAACTTTAGTTTCACCATCATCAAAACAAGTAATATTAAGTTCAATCGCTTCACCAATTGCCTTAGCACGAATGTTTAAGAACAAGTACTCAATATCAAAAGAAGGCAACTCATCAATCTTAATTCCCTTTGTCAAAATGCAATTAGATAGAACTTGTTTAATTGTATTAGTAACTTGTTGGGGATCTCTAGATTCTAGAGCAATGATTAAAAGTTTTTCTTCTTTTACAATAAATGGTCTAAACTTAATCTTCTTTTTATTTGATGGAAGAACAAGTTCAAAATGTGGTACAGTAATTTCTGGTAAAGGCATAGTATAGAATCAGGTAAAGTTATTTATTAGGCAGCTCCAAAGAAGTTTGGTGTATTGGTAGCATCTTGTTTAGTGTCTCCAAAATTATTATAGTACTCTGGACCCCTCAATAATCCCTGCCATTTAGCATCATTAAAAGTATAACCAAATCCTTCTAAAGTATCACGAGTTTGCACATCAGGAAGTGTAATCTTACTTTCATATTCCTTTGTTGCTCCTAAATTTCTTCTAATAATATAACGAGAATAATTAAAGTTTACAGTAAAAGTTAATATCTCACTAGTTTGATAAGTTACAGGTGATACAATAATGTTGGAAGGATACGCTTGAATAAATTCATAAGTTAAGTAACTACTGTTAAAAGAAGTCACTGTTGTAGAATTTTTTCGTGTGACTGTTCCTAAATCTTTTTCAAACTTAGTTACTAATATACGTTGACAATACTCATTTGGATATCTAAATTTCATAAAGTTATTTTCATTTCCTGCAATAGGATATTGTTGCCCCTGTTCTGACGATGTGACAATGCCTTCCCCAGAATATAACGGATTAATAAAATTAATCCACTCTTCAAAAAATCTAATAATTCTATGATTGTTATCAACATAGAATGTCATTGTCAGTTCTGGATACTGACGTAGAATAGGATATTTTTCTACAATACCTTGCCTATTGCTTATTGTATCTGTGGTTTTAAAGTTTGGGCCTGGAAGAACTGTTCCTGAACATAGTAATTCAATTGCTTCAATTGGATCCAATCCATTACTTTCAGCAACATCATATATTCCTGCAGTTTTTAACCAGCTGACAAGTCCTGCATTTCCAGCAGATCTATTGCTCAATGGAAATGCAACTTTGTAAAATGTATTAAGAGATACTTTTGAAAAAGTATTTCTTATTTTTTCTATTGGATAATAAAGCCTGGTGTTACTTGACATCTAGCAAGCTAAATATTTCGGGTATTTATACTATGTATATGTATTATCAAGGGAAATTTTCTCCCAAAAATTATCTGAAGTATAAAGGTGATCCTACAAATATAATTTATAGATCATCATGGGAATTAATTTTTATGAAATACTGTGATGAGAATCCAAATGTTTTAGAATGGGGTAGTGAAGAGATAGTAATACCATATAAATCACCAATTGATAATAGATATCATCGTTACTTTGTAGATTTTTATATTAAAGTAAAAGAAAAAACAGGTGAAGTAAAAAAATATTTGATTGAAATTAAACCGAAAAAACAACTAAAAGAACCAGAAACAAATCCAAAAAGAAAAACAAAATATTGGAAACAAAGTGTATTTGAATATGTAAAGAATACTGCTAAGTGGGATGCTGCTAAAGATTGGTGTAGTGATAGATCTATGACATTTAAAATTTTAACAGAAGAAGATTTGGGATTATGAAACCATCCGAGATTATAAAAGATCAAATTAAAAAAGAACTTGGTGGTAGATTTCAATCTCAAGATTGGTATAGAAATCGTTTGTTTGAAGAACTTGATAAAGTTAGTGGCAAATATCAAGACAGTGACTTTAATGATACTTATGGATTAGAATTGGGCAAAATATATTTTTTCAATTATACAGCAGCTTTTCCAGATCGTTATCCCTACTATGATCGTTTTCCTTTTGCAAAAATTACTAGTATTGGTAAACAAGGTTTAATCTATGGAATAAATTTTCATTACTTAGATCCAAGTATTCGTGGACACATAGCAGAAGGATCTCTTAAATCAGACATTCCAGTTCCAGATAAATGTCTTCACTCATATTACCCTCAAGGAATGCAATTTGTCTACCGTGTACCTGACAATGATGTGAGAGGAGCAGGTCAATTTATAACTGATCTATTTGTCGATAAATACAATCAACGAGTAAAACCAAATAGAGTGTGGTCTAGCTAATGGCGGAAATTACTGGTTCATTGCAAGGAATCATATCAGTTAAAGTAAACGATTCGGCTACCAATAAGCCATATACAATTTGGGTGGAAGCAAATAATGGTAAAGTAGTTAGTATTTCAAGATCATCTTTACTTTCAGAAACTGCAAGTCAAAGATTGGGTACAGACATTACACTCAGTAGATCTGAAGCTGCAAAATTTTTAAACGATAACAAAACAGAAATTAATAAATCATTTAAAACATTAAACTATAAAGAATATACAACAGGTGAAAACGCCTTAGCTCCACAAACAAGATATGATCAGCAGTCTACAAGAATTGATAAATATCTTGAAAATTATGACTCAGCATCTTTTGAATTCCAAAAAAATAATGAAGCCAATTTACAAAAATTAACTCAAGAAGCTCCAGACACAACTGGACAGGTTATTGTTTTTCCATCAGATCTTCTTGTTCAATCTGCAAATGGAGGAATAGAATATTCTCAAGACACTATAAGAATCCGAGCCTTAAAATATGTGCCCCCACAAAAAGGTTTGTTAGAAGGTAAAAGAAATACAGACATATATTCAAAAGGAATTGTAAGTAATAATCAAATTTTTGGTGGATTTAATAATTATGATTATCGTGGAGAAGTTATTTTACCCATGCCCCTGTCAGTTAGAGATGCTGTTGGTGCTGAATGGGGTGTTAGTGCCATGAATACTTTGGCTCTTGGTTTATTTGGAGCAGTTCGTGATAAGTATGAAGGTAACATGGCTTCTGTTATTCGTGCAGGAATTCCAATATTAAAAGGTCCTGAAGCTTATCTCCCATTACTTGAAGCGTTTAGTAATGCGGGTGGTGCAGATTCAGCCTTAGCACAACAAATTATTAATAACGTAACATCGGATATTTTATCCTCAGGTCTTGGTGTTAAGGTAGATCCATTACAAGTATTAGCAAGAACTACTGGAAGTGTTGTAAATAATAACGCAGAACTATTATTTACAGGACCTAAACTGAGAAGTTTTGAATTTGTTTGGAAATTATCTCCAAGAGATAAAGATGATTCTCAAAAAATTATTAATATGGTTAGATGGTTTAAAGTAAATAGTTTACCTTATGTAAAAAATAATGGTGCTATCTTTATGGAAAGCCCTAATGTTTTTATTGTTCAATATACAAAAGCGAATAATAAAAGAAATGAAGCTCTGCCTCAACCAAAAGTATGTGCTTTATTAGATTTCCGTGTTGATTATACTCCAGATGGAATTGGTTGGGCATCTTATGGAGATGATTCTAGACCAATGACAAGTTCAATTGTAGTTCAAATGCAAGAACTTACTCCTCTCTTTGCTAATGAATATGTTGGCACAGAAAATACTGCAGGATACTAATGTCTTACTTCAGATACTTACCAAACCTATATTATCCATCTCTCAGAAATGAAAGATCATCTTCTAATGACTATACATTAATTAAAAATATATTTAAGAGAGCAAAGATACGTGAAGACTTTGTAAATATTTTTACTGCTTTTGAAAAATATAGTATTGTGGGTGATGATAGACCCGATGTTGTTGCACAAAAATTATATCAAGATCCTAATTATGATTGGATTATTTTAATTACAAATAACATTCAAAACATTAGAGAAGACTGGCCCCTAAGTCAATCAGATTTAAACATATATCTAAACCAAAAATATACCGCACAAGAACTGGAGCAAATACATCATTACGAAACAAAAGAAGTTAAGACAGATGCTTCTGGTATTATTCTTCCTGCTGGACTTGTAGTTGATGAAAACTTTACAGTTAATTATTCTGACGGGACACAATTTGTAGAAGATACTAATTGTATAATTTCAGTTTCAAACTATGAATATGAACTTAGAAAAAACGATGATAAAAGAAACATCCTTATTTTAAGATCAGAATATATTAGTTTAATAGAAGAAGATTTAAGATTAGCTTTTGCAAATGAACCATCATCAGAATATGTTGATGTAAGAACTTTAAGAACATCTAATCCTAGAAGATCTTAATTCACTGAGGATTTAATTCAATCATTAAACTTCGATCCATTTTACTTACGTTCTGTGGATCATTAAAAACTTTTATCGCTAAAGTAAATCTATCCGTCTGTGCAAAAGGAGTTAGAGGCATAACCTTGTGTTCAATTTGTGAATCAAATACAACAATTCTGCCTGGAACAAAATCTACTACTCGATGCACAGTAGAATTTTCTTCATATATTTTTAACTCTCCGCCCCAAGTTTCATCCCAATACTTATTACAAAAAAATATAATTGTTAAACAACCAGGAAATGCTGCATCTATATGTCTATTGACATAAGAGACTTGTGGATAATGATTGATATAAAAATCATACAAGTACAATGTT